GCTTCGAATAATCTCAATGATGTATCCGTAGTCCAAATCGGCAACGACTGGCGCATTGAGGTTCACCGAGAACGTCGCCACGCTTGGCGTGTTGACTTTGTGCACCACTGCGATGTCGAGCGGGGTGACGATGCCGACCGGCACCCCAGCATCGTCGTACAGTTTGATAACGTACTGTATCGCCATGGCTACGCTCGCGAGATCGTGAATACACCGTTTGCGTATGACTGTGCTGCAAGCGTACTAATGGCGCTGATTTTGATGACGTCGGTCACGGCCGTCGTCGCAATCAACGAAGTTTGTGTCATGGTGTGCGTCGATGTGCCTGACGATGCCATACGTGTAGACTGCACAAAAGAACCGTTTAACTGAATTCCAAGCAAACGATTGCCGGTTGTGCCCGACGAGAATACACCGTACGCAGTCACGAGATACAAGCCAATGCGTCGCACGGTGATTTCTCCCGTCGTCGTGTTGACGCTGAAGATATTGTCACCCGTAACGCTTGACGAAGAGTAACCGGTGATGTCATATGTGGTGTTCGCAGTGGTCAGCGTCGCCGTTCCGCCGCTCATGGTTGCGTAGGATTGGTACGGTAACTGCGACGTCGTACCGTACATTGCGTACGATTGCGAGATTGCGGATATAACTGCGCCTGCTACGGTGATAGTACCAAGTTGTACATAGACTCGACCGGTGAGTTGTGCAGAGGTTGCCACGGCGAGTCGTACGCTGTACGTTCCGACGGTCGTACCGGCGACGCTCCGAGACACTGTCAACGAGCCCGCGGTGCTGTTGACGAAGATGACGACGTTATACGTGGCGTTTGCTAACGTCGAAATCACAATGGCCGATGACGAAGTGTTTTCGTAGAAATAACCGCCGACAATTGCGGCGCCGTCTTGAATAGTCAGCGTACCAGTCCCCGAGCCACTCATTGCAAAGTCGTTGCCGACCTGAAGCACGCCATCGTTGAGCGTCTTTGTTTCCATCGCAATCATGCGTGCGGTGTCGTAGCCAGCGCCGACGTTACCATCTCCATACGCTGCCCCGGTTCCCGTTGCCATACCAATAGATTGCTCAGCCATTGCGTATACTCCTTAAATACCGACGTATCGGACGTTATAAAACATGTAGACTGCAGAGTTGGAATCTGTTGAAGTTGCGCTGACGCTGATTGTTTGATATGCACCGAGAAACGAAGTTTCTGGATACAGTCCCCAGTTCACAATATCGCTGTCGATGCTTATCGCGGCAAACTTTGATACTCCAGCGCTGTCGGTCACGGTCTTTTGTCCGTAGCGCAAATCAATTGACCATACTTCGCCGGCTGGTATTGTTTGCGTCAACGAGATTGTGTGACCTAGTCCGTCGTCAATCACAAGGTCGCTCAATGGCCCGTAACATTCCAATACCGGGTATGACACTGCGGTGCCGTAGTATGCCAACGAAACAATGTTATTGACCGATGCGGCACCGTACGGGACGCCATACGGTTTCGGGTATGGCGTTGGTGTTCCGAATTGTATGTTGGTGAGTTGCAAAGGCTTCTGCGTTGAGTCGTACCATGTCGGATCGTCGGCTCGTAGTTGAATGACTGCGCGCACGTTGAATTCGTTGGGGGTTGTGTCCATCACTGCGCCGGCAACCTTGACATCGATGCACCGCACACCGCGCAAATCGATGATACCAGCGTCGGGATTAAGTGTGTGACGCAATGTTGCAACGTCGTTGCCCGGTCGAAACATTGCAGCGACTTTCTCGCGGTTGTTCATCATCTCGTCATACGTTTCACCGGGCACAACGAGCGGTAAATTGATGACGCGAGGATTAAGCCGATAATCAATATCACTGTCGCCTTCTTGGAATGGGCCTCGCTGCGTAATACGTGTAATTGGAGCAATGCCCCAATTGACGGCCCCAGTGACGTACATTGTCGCGCCACTGTAGCCGCCATTCGCTACATTGAATTCCCACACTGCGCTTCCGCGGTAGAATTCTAATTTCATTACGCCTCCCCCAACGTCATCATCCAAGCGCGTGCGTCGTTAATCAAAGATGACTCGCTTTGTGTGTTTGCGTACGAAGCGCTGAAAGTAAAGTTGTTTACCGTCTGCGCCGCCGACATTGCCGCCTGCTCGGATGCTCCAATCACCTCGGGTATGCCGTCTTTGATACCGCCTGCAATACCTTTGGACACGTTGATGCCGACCATGTCGTGCATCAGTTTCGACGGTGACTCGATGCCGAAGAAGTCTTTGACCGCTTGGTACGCTGCCTTTGCTGCGGTCATCGCCGCATCTTTAATGAGCGTTGCACCGCTGCTGATGCCGTCGGCAATGCCTTGCATTAAACTTGTTCCCAATGCAAGCGCTTCGGGTATGATTTCATCAAAGAACGATGTAAGGTTTTTGTCGAGCGTCTTGAAGAACTCCCAAAGGTCTTCGAGCGTAGTGCCGACGGTTGTCTTCATTGTTTCAAAGGCTCCGGAGAAGTCGCCCTTGACGACCTGAGACAATGCGGTAAGAATCCCCGTTACCGCACCCATAACGGTCGTGGCCAACGAATAGAACGTGTCAAGCACCGTCTTGATGTATGGCCATGCAATAGTGAAAGCCTGACTGAGCAACGACCATGCAATGGTCGCACCTTGGAACGCCAAGACCAGCACGTCACGCACCAACGTTGCCAACGCACCGAGAGCGGTTTGCAATACCGCAAGATACCCTTGCACCGCCGGGCTTCCTAAGTATTCCGCAATTGCGCCGCCTGCGCTGGTCATTGCGGTCATGAACACCGTGCCGAAGGTTGTTGCCGCATCGGTCAGCGGTTGCAAGAAGACCAGCACTTGCGCAAGGTATCCATTGAGTACTTCGAGGATGCCCGGCACCGCTGCGATGGCGTTGCGGATCGTGTCGAATACTCCCGACGTGGTGCCTGATTCGTTCATCCCGTTGATGAAGTCAGCAATACCGGTGACCACGTCTGCGAAGATTGGAACAAGCGTGTCGGACAAGAACGTGCCGAACTGCAACATCAGCGGCATAAGCGCTTCACCGAGCGTCTGCTGTATGCCTGCCATTTTCTCTTGCAGTATGACCTGTTGGCCCGCGTAGGTGTTCACCGCCGCCTGTGCCGAGCCGCCGAATTGCGTGTTGAGTTCTTTCAACATCACTTCTTGTGCGCCTGCAACGTTGCCCGCTTCCACCATGGCTTTGATCATGGCTTCTTGCTCTGCGGTGAACTGTACGCCGCTTCGGCTCAGCGCCGCCAAGCCTGCGACGGGGTCGTTTAACGCTTTGCCGACTTGCATCGCTGCGCTGTCCAAATCCATCCCCAGCGCTTGCGACATGTCGAGGATTGCTTCGGTTGCGCCTGCAAACTGTAGGTCTTCGATGTTGGTGAACGTTGCTAGGACGTTTTGCGCACCGAGGATTGCATCATCAGAGAACAACGACACGCCAGCGGATGCGCTGAGGTTTGTTGCAAGATTCGCCATTTCTTCCGCAGTGATGCCCGCCGCGCCACCGGTTGACTCGATGACCGCTTGCGTCTGTGCGAATACGCTGTTCCACTGCGAAGCCTCTTCGATGGAGCCGCTTACAAAGTCAGTGACTGCGCTGATTGCCTTGCCACCGAGTTGCGACGCCATCCCGATAAGGCCCTGACCGATTCCCTGCAATACCCCACTCATTACCGAGCCCATACCAGAGAACGACGAGCCCGCCTTACCAGCGTTTTTGCTGACATCGTCGAGCCCGTCGTTGACGGCCTTGGTGGTTTTGGTTGCATCGTCTTCGCTCTTAAAGCGAATCAGTACCGTCTCTTCGGCCATTACTTCTTATTCCTTCGCGTGCGTACCGTGCGCTCTACGGCAATCATGGTCAGGTCTTCTTGGATAGTACGCCAAGGCACCTGTTCAAGTTCCGTCGGTGTGCAGTGGTACACGTCACGACACATAATCAGCCGTATGTATTCCATTGGCGCCTCTTCGCCCACCCAAAGGTGTGCACTGAGCGCCTTCTTTAGTTTCCCATTGATGGCGAGAGTGAACCGAGCACGGCTTTGACAATCTTTGAGAAGTGCTTCGCCGGGATATCCTCGAATTCGCCTTCGCTGACTTGTACGCACTTGCGCAGGATGGACACGGTGACATTCAGGTCGTCTTTGCCAGCCTGTAGTTTGATGAGATCGCCGATGGTCAACTTCGAATCGTCAACGGTGTATTCAATAGACATGTGGGGTGTCTCCTTTGTAGAAATTGTGTGGGGCTAAAAGTTGGCACGCGGTCACGCCCCACCATGACCGCACGCCCGAACTATGCGACGTCAGTGTACGTGATGGCCGGACAACGTACAGTGAAGGAAACCATGAGCGCATCAGCTGAGGATGCGTCAACGGCTGGGTAGTCGATGGATGTGATGTAGCCGGTTGCTGCGGTCTCGATCGTGTTGGCTCCCGAGCCCGCGCCACGTGGCACCCATTTGATTTGCACTGCGCTCTTCGCTGCGAAGGCACCCTGCGCAACCATGAACGGCTCCGTGGTGACGGTCTCGGTATACAAGATGTTCACCGTCACATCGACAGGCTCATACTTGCCCAACAAAATGATTGCGCCGCTCCCGTCGAGCGTGTAGGTGTCGGAGTTCATCACCGTTGCGGTTGCGGCGTCGACGCTCTGCGTGGCTCCGCTGATGTCAACGTACGACCCTGCGCCGACTTTGATGCTTACGGTTGAAGCAACGCCGTTGACTGCGGCTGTGGTTTGTGCCATGGTCTACACTCCTATTGGTTAATCTCACGGAATACAAGGGTCGCCACAACGGCGTCATAGTTACGGCCCGAAGCCGCTGGGAATTCTAAAACCTGCGCACGGCATCGAAGGTCAACAACTGCCCACGATGGCGCCGTCAATGTTTTGACTGCGTCGTGATACGCAGCCAAGTACGATTCGACGTTTGGCGCAACGTCGGACAAACCAAGCCCCATCCCCGCTGAGCGAAGTAATGCAAGGTCGGTTATCGTCCACTCAGCCATCATCACATGTCCAGAACCGCCCAGCGTCTTGGTTTGCACCCGTGCGGAACTCATGCCGATGGCGCTGATGATACGCATGGGAATGTCCGCAATTTCTGCGGAGTCTTTCAGCGATGACCCGCGGTATACCGTGGTCACACCGCTGACACTCATGGCCTCGACCGCGTCAAGGATGCTGTCGAGTTGTGACATTACGAGTGCCTCACGTATTTCTTGATGATGGTTGATACATCGGTCGGAAACCGTGCGGGAGCCATAAGCACGCCGTCTGCGCTGATGATGTTGCGGTCTGTATCCGGGCCGCCTTCGCGTCTTCGGTACAGATATGCCCCGAGCATCAACGTGGCGCTTACGATGTCCGCTGGTGGCGTTGTAGAGTATGCAAAGCGACCGACGACCGAGATGGAGTATTCCGGCGTACCGGTGAATGTCCACTCAATGTTGGCGCTGTCTTTTAGTCGGATTGCGTACCATGGTTTGACGTTGATATCGATGGTCACGACGTCGGACAGTGCAATAGCGGTGCCGTTGCCGTTGGTTATCGACGTGATGGCGCACAGGTCAGCACCGAGCCACAAGGTACGCCCGTCGTCCTCGAGATCGCCCAACACCTCACGACGGTACAACGGTGTGTAATACCGCGTCGTGTCTGCGGCCGCTTCGAAGACTCGGTGCGTCTGTCGCTCTATTTCGGTCTGCGCACGGGTCACCGCGTTGCCAAGTTGTGTGTCGTCCGTCGTTGCGGTTGCGCCGATGTACGCACGCAAATCCGCTGCGGTTGCGTATGCCATTTAGACTACCTTCGTGGTGCGCTTCGGCTTCTCGGTTGGCTCTGATTCCACTGCGACGGCTGAGCCTTCGTCAATGAGAATCTTTGCATCAACGTCGCTGACTTCGATGATATCCCCGGCTTGGTACGTCGTGCAGGCTTTGGTTGCTGCGTCACGAAACACGATGCCTGATAACATTTGTACTTTCATGTGGGGTCTCCGTGTGGTAGGGAGGTGTCAAGGAATCCTTGACACCTCCCTGATTGACTAAGCGTGGACGCCGACTGCGAAGGCTTCGATTTGTGTCACGTCGCCACCGTAGCGCCATGAAGCGACAATGTAGGTCAAGCCCTTGCGCACGTCGCGCCATCGCTCGATTTGCACACCGCTTGCGCGCTCGACAAATGCGTAGAATGAGTAGTTACCGAAGATGATGGATTTGTTGGTCGTGGCAATCGCTGGGATTTGCGCAGACAACATCACCGGCCAACCTTCGACGGTGCGCTGACCGTTCACGGTGTCCGTGATGCGGTTGTAGTTGGTCAGGTCGAGGGTCTTCAATGCGCCCCAAGTGGAGTTCTGCATA